ACTCACGGATGAAGAGATGCCTGCGATGCTTGCAGAAATAGGCATAGCTTCATTCGCACTAGATGACGGTTCTACCGTCCAGGTTACACAAACCCACGGTGCTTCCATTCCCGTTGAAAAACGTCCAGAAGCCTACGACTGGCTACGCGACCATGGCCACGATGACATTATTAAGAATACTGTCGCGTGTCAATTTGGCCGTGGGGAAGACGATCAAGCGGGAGCCTTTGCGGCGTTTGCGCACCAGCAAGGGTTTGTTCCCGAACAAAAAACAGCGGTTCACCCTCAAACACTTCGTGCTTTTGTAAAAGAGCGTTGCGAAGCGGGAGAGGATTTTCCGATGGAATTGTTTGGAGCATGGGTAGGTCAACGCGCAGTAATTAAAAGGAGTAAGAAATAATGACTAAGAAAAGTGAACTAGCCGAAGTAGGCAAAAAAGAACTGGCGGTATTTAACCCCGCTATGATGGAACAAGATGCAGGACAAGGCATGGAGAACATGGGAACAGAAGATTTAGCTCTTCCGTTTTTAAAGGTCCTCTCTGGCAACGATCCAGTCTTGGATGAGAATGAAACGGCTCGTAAGGGTGATATATATAACACCGTCACTGGTATTCCCTATAAAGGTAAAGAAGGAGTTCGAGTAATTCCTTGTGCTTACCAACGTAGGTTTATTCAGTGGGCTCCGCGTGGCAGCGGAAGCGGTGCGCCTACGGCAATCTACGAACCCGGACAGGAACGCCCTAAGACGGAAAGGTCTGCGGATGACAACAAAGAATATGTTGTCGATGGTAATGGTGAGTACATCGAAGAGACTCATCAGCACTTTGTTCTATTGATAAACGCGGAAGGGGCTACCGAGACGGCCTTGATTGCGATGAAATCCACACAGCTTAAAAAGAGCCGGAAGTGGAATAGTATGATGGCGTCTCGTTCAATGCAGGGAGCTAATGGGCCGTTTACACCGCCTCGTTTCTCTCACATCTATCACCTGAAAACCGTGGGAGAAGAGAACAGCAAAGGTTCTTGGCACGGATGGGAGATGTCTTGTGAAGGTGTTATTGAAGATGGCGGTCTGTACGCTCGTGCAAAAGGTTTTGCTGAGAGTATTACAGCCGGGGACGTTGTGGTTAAACATACGGATGATGAAGGAACGGCTGGTAACACACCGTTTTAATTAGTCATGCGGCGGGGTGAAAGCCCTGCCGCTTCTTTTTCCGTATGGGGGCACAAATGTCATTAGATAAATTTATGGCCATATTTGATGGTCTGAAGGAAGCTCACGGCTACTTCAAAATAGAAAAAACAGGCGCTAACGGTAAAGCGCAAGGCAAAGCAGGAGTATTGAGAGAACCCCGTACTAAACAGCTTTGGGAAAACCACTTGTCCGGAGAAGGCAACGGTTTAGGTAACATCCCTATAAATGAAGACAACCAGTGTGTTTGGGGTTGTATAGATGTGGATGTTTATCCACTGGATCACAAGTTTTTAATTGAAAAGGTGAGAAAGTTAAAATTACCTTTAGTAGTATGCCGATCAAAATCAGGCGGGGCACATTGCTTTTTGTTTTCAAAAGAATGGGTAGCCGCAAAAGACATGCAAAGGTCTTTACAACACATGTCCGCCGCACTTGGTTACGGCGAAAGTGAAATATTTCCTAAACAAATCAAATTACATTTAGATCGCGGGGACGTAGGTAACTTTCTTAACCTACCCTATTACGATCATGATAATGGTCTACGCTACGCATTTTTAGACGATGGCACTTCTGCCAGCCTAGATGAGTTCATAGCGTTATACGAACAATACGCTCAAACCCCTGAAGAAGTGGTGAAGCTACAAGTAACAGATAGTGGAGCGAATGAAATAATCGCAAAGGATGGTCCGCCATGTCTACAAATACTTTGTAAGCAGCGGATAAGTGAAGGTGGAAGAAACAATGGCCTGTTTAACATCGGTGTTTATCTACGAAAAGCGTTTCCAGATAGCTGGGAGTCAGAAATTTTACGATACAACATGGAGTATCTGTCTCCGCCACTGCCGTTACCAGAGGTCAACATAGTTGCCAAACAGTTAGAGCGCAAAGAATACGCTTATAAATGTAACGACGCCCCTATCAACGCTTACTGTAACAAAGAGTTATGTCGTACCCGTAAGTTTGGCATAGGAGCCGCTGTAGCAGGCGCTACAATCGCAAATCTCCGCAAATACAATAGTACCCCACCAGTTTGGTTTATGGACGTTAACGGCGAGCCTCTGGAGCTTGATACAGAAGCACTGATGAGTCAGCTAATGTTTCAAAAAGCTTGTATGGAACAACTGAACTTCATGCCTAGGTCTGTTGCAAAGCAACAATGGGAAAGCCGCATAAGTACCTTGATGACAGAGATGCGAGATAACGAAAGCGCAATCATGGAGGTTGCGGTAGACGCCAGTATTAGTGGTCAGTTTTATGACTACCTCGAAGAGTTCTGCCGTCACTTGCAGCAAGCGCAAGACAAAGAAGAGATACTATTACGTCGCCCTTGGACCGACGAAGAAGAAGAGGTTACTTACTTTAGGCTTAAAGATTTTGAGAGTTATTTAAAAAAGAATAAGTTCTTTGAATATAAGTCCCACAAAATTGCACAACGGTTGAGAGACATTAACGGAGATAGCTTGGTATTAAAGATTAAAGGTAGAGCGGTGCGGGTGTGGAAGATACCTGCCTTTGAAAACGCAGAGATAGATTTAAAAACGCCTCAGTTTGGTTCTCAAGAAGAGGCACCTTTCTAATGAAACTTAACGAAAATATAGTTATAAAAAGAAACAATGAAATAGTTCGTCTCATTGATGAAGAGCGCATGACAATGACTGCGGTCGCTAAGTTGTTCAATATATCTAAGCAACGGGTTCAACAAATATATAGCAGGGCAAAAAATGTTTAGGATATTTGGCCCACCGGGGACTGGTAAGACTACCACACTATTAAACATGGTAGATAAAGCTTTGGAAAGCGGCACTTCTCCCGACAAAATAGCATTCCTAGCCTTTACTCGTAAGGCGGCTAATGAAGCAAAGGAACGTGCGGCGGAAAGGTTTAACCTAGACCCTAAGAAGGATTTAATATTCTTTAGAACGCTGCACAGTTTAGCTTTAACAATGTCTGACATACGCCCCGAACAAGTAATGCAGGAAGAGAATTACCGGGAGTTAAGTCGTACCATTGGTGTCGAGCTTGGCGCACAGAAAAATACTTCTATAGATGATGACGTGCCTAGCATGGTGGCAAGTAGTGATCCTATTCTTGGATTAATTAACTTATCCCGGTTACGTAAGTCTGAATTGCGTGATGAGTACAACCAAAGCAGCATCGAAGAAGAGTGGAACACTGTTTACCATGTTGATAAATGCTTGAAAGAGTACAAAGAAAGCATGGGCCTGTATGACTTTACCGATATGCTTGAGCAGTTTGCAAAGGGTGGCGAAACCTTTTGCCCCGAATTTGATCTATGTTTTTTAGATGAAGCTCAAGATTTATCACCCTTGCAGTGGGACATAGCCCACTTAATAGACAGCAAGTCTAAGAAGATGTATTGCGCTGGAGACGATGACCAAGCTATCTATCGCTGGGCAGGTGCAGACGTGGACCACTTTATTAACCTTCCGGGTGGGTCAGAAACCCTGACTCAATCCTACCGCATACCTAAATTAGTTCATGACGTAGCGGAGAACGTTGTCCGAAGAATAGGCAGAAGGTTTCCAAAGAAGTATGAGCCTCGGTCTGAAATGGGGAAAGTCACACGAATCAATAGTATTAACTCTTTAGACATGGCTCACGGACAATGGTTAATCTTGTCCCAAGCAGGCTACCAGTTAACACCTGTAGCACACGACCTAAAGTCTAGTGGGTACTTGTTTAACTACCGCGGCTATAGATCAATAAGTGAAAAAGTAAGTGAAGCGGTCAATGGTTGGGAGCAAGTCCGGGCGGGTAAACAAATAACAGGCAAGGTCGCTCGGATAATTTACAGCTATATGTCGGTAGGTGAGAGACTTACGCGGGGGTTTAAAAAACTTCCCGGCGTTGATGATACAGACCTATTTACATTTGACGCTTTAAAAAACAACTATGGGCTGCTTGCCGATAAGGGCATGATCTGGTCTTTGGCCATGAATAAACTGCCCGACACTGACCGTGCTTACGTTACGGCACTTCTACGTAGGGGCGAGAAGTTTAATGGCGTACCCCGCATTACGGCGTCCACGATCCACGGATCAAAAGGTGGTGAAGCGGACAACGTTGTACTGTTCACGGACCTTAGTCCCGCAGCAGATACTCAGTTCCAAAGACACCCGGACGATACTCACCGTGTTTTCTACGTAGCCGTAACACGTGCAAAACAGAACTTGTATATAGTCGATGCCGAAGATGTTTCACGGAGTTATGACCTATGACAAAAATTACTTTAGCAAAATACCAGCAAATGCTGCGTGATGTAGAAGAAAAACATGGGACCGTTCTGGACCCAACTCTCGCCGATTGGTCAAACCCTCTTATTAAAGATGAGGATATGCCCGGTCTTACTTTGAAATGGGACAGTGACGAAAACGATTGGATCGTCTACGGGCCCCTTAACCAAACGGTACATTAAATGTTAAAAGCAGATGGTTATAACAAAGCAATAATGGGAACAGTCCAAAGGTGTGGTCAAGAAGATATTATCTTGTACTCCACTGACGATATTTTAAAAATACTTGTTTACCGGGACGGAATGTCTTTCCCCGAAGCCCAAGAGTATTTTGAATTTAACATTTTAGGTTCTTGGGTAGGAGAACAAACCCCGGCTTTTTATGCTAAAAGCAGCCTAGCCCACCTCTTAGATGGAGAAAGTATTGAATGAAACGAGAAGATATTTTGCGTGAAGCGGAAAAGCTTATAAATGGTCCACGCGCCAAGGATTACGGTGACGCTTACCTCAACCACAAGCGAATAGCAGTGGGTTGGAACGAGATTATTAAAGGTGCGTTGGAGTCTCACGGTCACATAACCGCGGCTCACGTGGCTTTGATGATGGATTGGGTGAAGACCAGTCGATTGATAGAAAGTATAGACCATGTTGATTCATGGTTAGATAAAGCAGGATACACCGCCCTTGGTGCGGAGTTTACTCATAAGGAAAAAGATAATGGCAAAACTACAAATGGCAATGTTCGCACCAAAAAGTGAGTGGATACCTCCCCTTGAGCTTCCCGACCTTACGTCGGCAAAGAAGATCGCAATCGACGTGGAAACACGGGACCCGAATCTAAAGAAACATGGGCCCGGTTGGCCAACAGGTGATGGTGAGGTGGTGGGTTACGCCATCGCAGTAGATGATTGGTCAGGGTATATCCCTATCCGACACTACGGTGGCGGAAACTTAGATGAGAAGCAGGTAAACAAATGGCTGAAGAAAGTCTTTGAATGTCCTGCGGATAAGATCATGCACAACGCTCAGTATGACTTGGGCTGGATTAAAAGAATGGGCTTCGATGTAAAGGGCCGCATCATTGACACTATGGTGGTGGCCTCTTTATTAGATGAGAACAGGTTTAGCTACAGTTTAAACGCACTGGCTTACGAACACCTTAACAAAGTTAAGTCTGAGAAAGGTTTAGTGGAGGCGGCTCGCGAGTTTGGTGTCGATCCGAAAGCAGAAATGTGGAAGATGCCAGCCATGTACGTTGGACCTTACGCTGAAGGAGATGCCGAACTCACCCTCGAACTCTGGAATTACTTCTCCGTTCAACTTGGCAAAGAAAACTTGTGGAGCGTCGCCAATCTCGAACTTGACCTGCTGCCATGTCTTGTGGACATGACCATGCGTGGGGTTAGGGTTAACACCAACAGGGTAGAAAGAACTAGGGATAGTCTTCTCAAGCGGGAACGAGAAGTCATGAAGGAGATCAAGCGCCTTTCTGGGAGTGACGTGGAAATCTGGGCTGCTCAATCGCTCTCGAAAGCGTTCGATAAAGTCGGAATCCATTATCCACGTACAGAAAAAGGCGCACCTAGCTTTACTAAACTCTTTTTGCAAGAGCATCAACATCCCCTCGCGCAACTCGTCACTCAGGCTAGGAACCTGAACAAAACATCCGGCACCTTCATCAACACTATCATGAAACACTGCCACGCTGATGGCCGAATACATTCCCATATAAATCAAATCCGTTCGGATGATGGTGGTACGGTGTCGGGCAGAATCTCAATGTCTAACCCTAACCTGCAACAAATCCCGGCCCGCGATCCAGAAATGGGACCAATGATTCGTTCCTTATTTCTCCCAGAGGAAGATGAACAATGGGCGGCTATTGACTTCTCTCAGCAAGAACCACGCATCTTGGTACATTATGCTCATGTCTACGGCAAAACGCGAGGCGTACCTTTAGAGGGCGCTGCGGAGTTTGTAAAAGCATACAACGATGACCCGGAAACAGACTTTCATAGTCTGGTAGCAGAGATGGCCAACATTCCTAGAAAGCAGGCCAAGACAATTAACTTGGGTTTAATCTACGGTATGGGCGTTAACAAAATGTCGGAGCAATTAGACATCTCGGTAGAGGAGGCGAAAGGTTTGGTTAAGCAGTACCACAACAGGGTGCCTTTCGTTAAGGGACTAATGACCGGGGTAATGAATAGACTGAACGAGAAATCTTCTGGTGGATCACTGACCTCGCTACTCGGTAGGAAGTGTCGCTTTAATTTGTGGGAACCTGACACGTTTGCCATGCACAAAGCTATGCCGTACAGAGAAGCGGTGGATGAATATGGGCCCACGACCCGCCTTAAACGAGCCTATACATACAAAGCGTTGAACAGGTTGATCCAAGCATCTGCCGCGGATATGACCAAGAAAGCGATGGTCGATCTGTATAAGCAGGGAATATTACCCATGCTCCAGATACACGACGAACTGGCAATGTCTGTTAAAAATGTTGAGGAAGCTCAGATAGTAGCTAACGTTATGGAGAACGCAGTACCCTTAGAGGTTCCGTCTAAATGTGACATTGAAATCGGTCCATCTTGGGGTGAAGCTAAGTAACTTTTTTATAAATTAGCCCGCAGTCTCCGGATTGCGGGTTTTTCTTGCATTATTCTATATCTTCCTATAATATCGTAGATATATTCCGGGGGCATCGGAGAAAAAAACATGGATACTACACGTTGGAAAAGCGTTCTCGTACCGCGAGAAGTTTACGAAGAAATTAAAGAACTATCTAAAGCTGAAGGTAGGACCATAGGCGGGCAGCTACGGCTGGTCTTTGAGTGGTATAAAGAAGCGGAGATAAATATCGGCGATGAAGCAGATAGTAGAGAAGGGCGTAATACACAAGCGACTGGTAAGAAACCAGTGTCCGAAGTGTGAAGCTCAATTAGGC